GCAGAAACTAACGGAAACGTTCAAATTAAACTAGCTAGTGGTAGAAGATCTGCGGAAGAACAAAAAGCTTTATGGACTCAACGCATGCAGGTAGTGCCTAATGGTTACAAACTTCCTTATTATAAAGATGATTTTGATGGAAAAAACTATAAGTTAGTAAGATATAATGGTCAACTTTGGATGAAAAAACCTGGCAACTCAGATCCTCCTATAGCAGCACCAGGAACTTCATTACATGAACTTGGTTTAGCAGCAGACTTAGATCTATCAGATCCAAAAGCCGCATTGTATGTTGCTCAAAACTTATGGAGGTTTGGTCTGTCATCTGGTAAAGCAGATGGAGAACCTGGGCATATACAACTAGCATGGACTAAAGACATGTCCGTAAGTCAATTTCTTGGTAGCACTGCTATGTCATATGATGAGGCATTTTTTAAGGGTAGTGGCACCGACGACGAGAGTGGATTTAGAGATACAAGTCCTAATATGTTTAATGCAAGTACACTAGCTGAATTTGGTGGTGTTAATTTAAACCAGTTTAATAGATCTTTTCTAACTAGATTAGGAACAACCATTACTCTTAATAAACTTAAAGTACTTACTGCTATATCTCATAAAGAAGGTACGGGGGGTAACTATAATCCATGGAATGTTGTGGCTAACAACGACAGAAAAGCAACAATAAATGGAAGAATATTTGATAGGTCTGAAACAAACTTTAATAGAAATGGTGGTGAAGAAAACCTGTGGCCTGTACAAAACTTTGATAATTTTAAAGAGGGTGTTGATAGTAGCCTTTTTCACTACTTAAATAGCAACGAAGGTTTAATGAAGGTCCTTATGGAAGAGAACCCTTCTATGGAAAGACTTGAAGCAGTCCTGTCAACAACACCAAATTACAGAACAAAATTAAAAGCACTTAATGACATCACCAAACCACAATGGGATAAAGCTGTTCTTGATAAGAATTATCAAGGAATAGCAAATAGTTATGGAAAAGAAGGGCTAGATGCAGTTATACCCATAGCAGACTGGGGTAAAAAGATGGGAGCGTGGGGTGGTTCAGTAGGAGATCCAGTATCTGGTTCTTCAATGCAACCAATGTCAATACCAAGTTCGCCCATGCTTTCATCATCTGGATCATCTGGTGGAGGTGGTTCTTACCATGAAGGTAGTACTGTAACTATTTCACCAGTAATAAATATGACGTCAACAGGTAATAACGGCGCTGTAAGTGAGTATGATTTAAGGTCTATGGCCAAAAAGATTGCAAAGTTAATTGAACAAGAAGCAAATATAACCAAATTTAGGAGTATGTAATGGCTGATTACAAGGGTGATTACGATGATCTTTTTACTTTTTTAGAAGGAACTCAACCAGGCTCTGGAAAAGACCCAGATGCATCTAAAAGCGTTACCAATGATCCGTTTGGCCTGTACCCAAATAAATCGAGAACTGTTCGTCTTAACAATGCTACTGATCAATTGGAAGCACATACCCAAGTACTGCCAAAAGGTTTTATTAGAAACTTAGTAACAAATCAAGGTGGAAACCTGGCTCAATTTCCAAACATACGATGCAATTTTCAATTTAACCCACAAGATATTCAACATCAAATTGAAGCAAGAAAAGATATGTATTTACCAATCTTGCAAGATCCCTCACAGCTTAATCAACCAATGGCTGGTAATGCAACATTTGCTTTTGAATTAATATTTGACAGAAGTATGGAAGTCAATAGTAACCGTTCATTAACTGTTACTAATGATGAGGGAACTATGCCAGACCCTAAGTCTCCAGAAACTGTTGGTGTATTCCATGACTTACGTGTACTATATTCAATAATTGGACAGGGACTTAGTTCTGAGTTAATGGAAGCGCAACTAGCTAAATTGAAACAAGACGTAAAAAATTACGCTACCGTAAACTACAAGCAGTTAAATATCCAAGCAACAGCAACGGCTGGTAATCCTGTTACTACTTTTCAACCTTTAAATACAGATGGCGGGGTATACGCTGAAGATGGCGACGCTGATTACGACTTAAACTCAAAAAAGACTGCTGATTTTTTAACAAATATTGATAGTGATCCAAGTGGCGGTATTAAATTTATGAGTGATTTAAATGTTGGAAACTCTGCATTCTTGATACCTCAACCATGTCGTGTTATTTTTTCTCCAATGTTTATGGTTGATGGTTTTGTAATGAATACAAATGTTTTGTTTACAAAGTTTAGTGCAAAGATGATTCCAATACAATGTAAAGTATACTTACAGATGCAAGCAATTTATATTGGTTTTGCTAGAGCTAAGACATTTATAACTGCACAGATAGAAGAAACTCAAGAACAAAATGATGAAGAACTAACTACATATACAAATAACCTAACCACACTACGTAAGTTGCTCGAAACTCATCTTCAGCGTATTACGGTTGCCTACAATGCAGACCCAAGAATACTTTCTGATGGGGGCATACCTGACGCAACACTTGAATACTCACAGTCAATTACCTCAACAAAATCAGGGGCAAACAGTGAAAGTTTTGGTCTGATATATCAACCATTTTGGATGTTTGCTACTAAAAATTTTTGGTACAACCGACCATATGCAATAACAGGAGGTACCAGCCTTATATCTGAGGCTAAACCTCAATCTACTTCAAATGATCCATACGCCATTTATGAGCCTACCGTACTACTAAAATTTGCTAATCCAGAACTCATACCTTGTCTTACCCCATATGGAGTCCCTGGTATTACTGTAGAGCTTTCACAGACAGTTGATGATAGGAAAGCCATAAGAAAAAAAGTATTTGAAGATATGAGTAGTGACAACCCAGTTGTTGACATAAAAGTATTCTCTTACATTTATGGACCATTTAATAGTGAAACAGATGCACGTGCATTCACAGCAACAATACCAAGTGATAGAAAATCTAAGGTCCCAACGGGGAGAGTAGGGGAATACACTACAGGATATGCATTTAGAGATACAGATGGCTGGGATGACTTTACTAAGAAACCTAAAAACTGGACGTTAGGAACTAGCACTTTTGATCCAGTATATAATGGTTTAAACAAAGGTTCTCAAGCCATAAATATATCAACAGCTAATAGCTCAGGTAGTAACATTAAAACTAGATTAGACCAACTATTGGAAACTTTAGATTATCCTGAGACAGACAGTGACCAAGCCAGAAAACTCTATATAGAAACCTCTTCGGTAGATAAAGAAATTAGTGACCCTAGCTGGGATGCTAGCAAAGTAAGTAGCAATAGTGCTAATGGTTACAATGCAGTTCCATTTGACGTATATCAAAAACTACCTAACTCTTTACTAGATTTAGTTGATGATGTTCACGATCTATCTAATAAATATTTTGCTGTAGTAACAGTAGTTGCTGTATATTACAATATAGCCGCACCTGGAAATGAAGCTGGTGGTTCTGCGCTAGATAGATCAGTTATTATAGTAAAAGGTGACAATACTAGATTTAAAGATACTCTTTCACCCATTTACAGTGTGGTAGCATGAAAACAACCTACTTATCAACAGATAGATATACACTTGATGCTTCTGGTCAAACTGCTTCTAGAAGTAAGTTTGTAGTTTCCACTTATGAAGTGTATGTAGCAACACATGGTGACACTTTTATGAATTTAAGTATAAGATTCTTAAATGATCAATCAAGGTACTGGGAAATTGCGGATATTAATCCGCAAGTGCAATGGCCTGATCAGATCACAGCTGGTACTTTGATACGGATACCATTATGATATCTAAGTCTTTAAACAATTTTGCTGGTGTAACCACACTAGTCATCAATAACATGCAAGTTTTATATAATTCTGTACTAGAGTATGATCTCTCATTATCAGAAAATAAGCATGATTTGTTAGTTATAACTATGACCGGTATTTCTCCAAGAGCTGTAACAGATTACATAGGAGCACCAGTTAAGTTTTTTCTAGGTTCTTCAAGTGGAAGAAGTCAAACTTTTAATGGATATGTTTCTTACACTGAACCTTTTTCAAATAACAGAGACGGCTTTGTAAATAAAAGCCCCATACAGTTAACAAAGCTTTACTGTGTGGGTGCTTCATTTGTAATGAAAGAAGTAAGATCAAAGGTATGGGACTACCCAACATTGACTGATATTATTAATGATATATCTTCTAGATATAGATTTAGTATTGATTACCCAACAGACTCATATCAGCCTATTCGTTTAGTACAGGCTACTGAGAGCGATTGGTCTTTTTTAAATAAAGTATGTAAAACATTTGGTTTATCTTTTACATTACATGGAACTCATTTGCATATATGGGATAGGTCAAAAGCAACAGGAAGATTGTCTTCTTATCATGTGGCTGTTACTTCTTCAAAAACACAAGCTAACCAACCATTTTCGGTATTAAATTTTGAAGCTACTCTTGGAAGAATATCGTCTTCAGTAAATGCAAGTAAGTCAATTGTAACTGTATTAGATAATCAAAACAATGTGCATACTGTTACTTCAGAAGATATTGACTACAATCCGGGTAGCAGTGCATCTAAAGTATTCAAAAAACCACTGTATTACTCAGCAAATTCTTTAGAAGAAGGTTTAAAAATTGTAGATTACAATGATAAAAGTAACTATATATATAACGCTACAATAAAAGTGATGTATGGTGCTGGTGCAGTACCTGGTGGTTTAATAGACCTAAAGGGCTATTCATCAGATTTTGATGGAATATGGTATGTAACGGATGTTAAACATTTAGTAAAATCAGAAAACTATGTAACCGAACTTTCAGTAATTAAAGATTCTAAATATGAAGATACACCAACACTTACTTTAACAAAAAAGTTTTCAAACCCTCCTGACTCATTTTTATTAAACGATAAATGGGTAGCAGAGACTTCTGAGGTGATGCAGTATGCCTAGTTCAGATATCAGTCTATATAGAGCTCTTGTAATTAGATCATTAGACCAGGAAGTACACGTAAAGATACCATCAATTCTTGGTGCAAATGAAACTATAACTATGCATAGGCCCACTGAAGTTGGTTCAGAATGGCCACCAGCAGAAGGTGCTCAGTTAATTGTTGCTATTGAGGGAGAAAATTTTAACAAGGTGTATTTAATAAGCAACATTACCGATACTACAACCATTAATAGTATTAATGGTGGAAGCGCTTAATCGAGAGGATTTTATGAAAGTAATTAAAACACCATTTAGCTTTGCAGGTGGTAAAACTGAAGTAACTAAAGATACTGTTACAATCATAAATCAAAAGATTGAAAGTATATTAAACACTCCAAAATTCTCAAGAATACTTCACCCATTATATGGTAGTAATATTGCAATGCTAATTAATGAATACCCGAGTGAAATAATATTGCTTGATGCAAAGGTGGAAGCTTTGATGGATTTAGAAGAAAATCTATCTGGTGCTACAGTATTAGACATGCGTTTTGATGTATCCTCAATTACCAGTTCTGACCCAATTCTTAATGTATACCTTACATACAGACTACCTATTGGGACTATACTAGGTAGTACTGTAAAAATAGCTATACCAGGTATAGTTACCGAAGACACGATTGTGTAGGTTGAGTAATGGATCAATCATTTAATTACGCCAGTAGAACATATAGCACCATTAGACAAGACCTTCTTAATCGTGCGGCCCTTGTTGCCCCAGAGTGGACGGATAGAGACCCATCAGATTTTGGTATGTTATTTGTCGACCTGTGGTCATATATGGGTGACATTATGAATTACTATATTGATCGGGCAGGTAGGGAAGCTTTTATAACTACAGCAACTCAACGTGAAAGCTTAATTGCTTACGCAAACATGTTTGGGTACAAACCTAGTGGTAGAAGATCATCCACAGCTAATGTCTTTATAGCTAATGGTTCTTCTGCTTCAGCTAACATATACACAGTTAATATTGGAGACAAGTTTTCTGCTGTTTCAAACAACACTACTTATAACTTCTATGCCTCCAGTGAAGCCCTTATCACTCCTGGTCAATCT